GAAGAAGATTACGGTCGGGATGATTCCTACACTGTATCAAAGATTGAAGTCAAAAAGTGAGAGAGTCAGGGAGTATCTGTGGGAGAATGTTGACTGTTTGTTCCTGGACGAATGCCATCACTTGACATCCCAGTCCTGGCTGTTTATCGCCAGACGTTGTAACGCTTACTTCAGGTATGGGATGAGTGCAACGCCAGTTATGAGAGACGCAATCAGCAATCTACAGCTTATCGGACAGACGGGAGGCGTTGTCGGGAGCATCACAAATGCAGACCTGATTGAGCGAGGAATTTCAGCCAAGCCGATCATATACGTAGTCGAGAATCGTACGATAAGCACTGACTTGGAGCGCAAAACGTACCACGCCGCTTATCGGTTGGGAATCGAGACAAACTTCGATCGAAATTTGCTGATAGCGAAGATTGTAAGCGAAGCTATGAAGAGAGGAGAGCCGACACTTGTTCTGACAAATACGGTCAAGCATCAGACCAGTATTTTTTGGACTCTGAGTGAAACTGATGCTGGAGTACGACGAGTGAGACTTCTACATGGAGGTGTGGATGTAAGTGAGAGGATGAAGGCGCTCAAGGATTTACGTCGGGGACGGGTTGGTGCAATTGTTGCGACGCCCATTTTCGACGAGGGTATGGACGTGCCGGAAATACGAGTGCTCGTTTTGGCGGGTGGAGGAAAGTCACAGATAAAGCTTCTGCAGCGTGTTGGAAGAGGGATGAGACGGAAGACGACAGGAGACAATGTTGTGAAGATTTACGACTTTCTCGATGTCGGGAATAAGTATCTTGCGAGCCATGCACGTAGAAGGATCAGCGTGTATGAACAGCAGGGGTTCGAGGTACAACATGTCACCGTTTGAGTTCCTATCTCAGTTGACGCCCGCAGGGCGTGTCAGTAACTCATCTCTTTTAAGAGATGAGTTACTGACATGTTCTCTAGAACAAGAGTCTAAAGAGGGTACAAGTGTCTAAAGAGGGCAACTTTACTCTCTTTACTCTCTTTACTGGGTTACTAGGTTATATTCTCCTGAATGTTCTTATTAACAGACTTAACTGGATCAATTACTTAATTAATAACATAACAAGGGTTGGTACAACACGACGTCGAAGGTGTCGTGATCACATAGATATTCTGGTGAAAGGAGGTGTGTGTAAGTGAGTGAGTTAAGGAAGGGAAAGCCGTGGCCATGGAGTGTTTTTGAGGGCTGTGAGGATGTTGAGTTGGTTGGGGAGTGGGACGTTTCAAGGACGCAGAAGCTGAGAGCGTTCACTTTTAGACGTGATGGGAAGAGTTTTGTAGATATTCGTTGTTGGTCAAATTATGACATTGAAGAAGGGTATAGAGATGAGTTTGACATTCCACTTCGACGCGTTTTGAGGATGGGAGTGAGGAAGGCTACTATGGTGCACCAAGCATTGGGGGAGGCGTTGGAGAAAGTGAGAGAGACGTTGGGGGGCTTGCGTGAACAAGAGGGAAAAGTACAAACAGACGCTTCGTGAGCTTAGTAGCTGGCGATCATCTCCTGCAACTCAAAGGGTGAAAGCGGCGGCACAACTGTATGGAGCTTTCGTTTCTGCCGTGACAGGAGTCTCTTGTAGGTACAACGTGAGAAGTCCAAAATTGCGTACGAAGTTCAACAAAATTGTTGAGAATTGTAAGAAGCTCAACATTGATGAGCGGACGTACTTCGAAGTGATGTTTCGCGAACCTGTATCTGAAGAGCATGACGCGGGATGGCCATATCCTCCATTGAACTGGCTGGGAACTGACAGGGCGCGTGAGATTTTTGAGATTCGGTGGAAGGAGCTTCGAGCAAATGTTGCTGGTACGCGTATGACGATTGCGGAGTACTTGCAGACGATATCGTTCTTGAATGTGAAGCAGCATTTCTCGCTTGAAGGAAGGGGATGCTTCTATGAAGGTGTGAGTGTTGTACACGACCATCGGTTGTACGCACAGAATCAATGCGGCGGGTGGGGCTGGCTTGATTTGCTGGTTGTGCTTGTGTCGGAGAGGGGACGCGTGTTCACAGACTATTTCTTGGCGACTTCTCCTGTTGTAAAGGTGCTGCCGAAAATGCGAAACTTTCGGGACGTTCATATCTACAACCCGAGAGAGATGCACGATGTTTTCGAAGTGTGGAACTTGATGACGAGAGAGCCGTTAAAACGACTTCGGAATGAGAAGTGGAGGAAGCGAGTGATGCAAACACGACAAGAGTGTAAGGAAGAGCAGAGGAGAATGTGGGAGCACGATTTTGCTCATCTGACAGATGAGTATGAGGAGGACTGGGAATGGTTGTGAACAACGAGCAAGTTCTTTCTCAAGAACTTCAGTTGACAGTTTTGGGATATGTTGCACGCGACAAGGTGGTGATGTCGAAGTTTAGCGGTGTTCTGCAAGAGAGGCACTTTGACAATCCGATTCATCGCTTGATTTTTCGAATCGTGCAGCACCACTTCAGTGAGTATAAGAGAGTTCCTTCACAACGCACATTACAAAGTGAGCTGCAGCGTCTTCTAGATAGCGAAAAGTCGTACGTGCCAGACCAGTATTTCTGGGCGGAGGTGACGAAAGTCTACAGTGTCTCGTTGGAGGAGCGAGAGTATGTTGTCGATAGTGTTTACGACTTCTTACTTCGTAGAGAGCTTTTAGAGCTTAGTCGTGTTGCGCAGACAGAGGCCGTTTCCATTGAGAGAGTGAGCACATCCGTAGTCACACAGCAGTTTCGCAAGATTGCGACGATGATGGCTGGGGGGGAGGATGCGGGAGATTTTCTTCTTCGCGATATCGATCAGTTGTCGTTTCGATCTAGTTCTGAAGGGAAGATTTCAACTGGGTTTAGAAAGCTTGACGAAGCTCTGGGAGGCGGTCTTGGTGGGAAAGAGTTGGGGATTGTGCTCGCTCCAACGGGAAGAGGGAAAAGTGCTGTATTGATACAGATCGGGTGCAACGTTCTTCGGATTGGGAAGAAACCTCTACATGTGACGTTTGAGCTGGGTAAGGAGAGAGTGAAGGCTCGTTACGTTTCGTCTCTTTCGAAGGTGGCAAAAGACGAATTGTTTGATAGACAGGACGAGGTTAGACGCAAGATGAAGAGGATTCGGAGGGTTGTTGGAAACGCAGACTTGGTTGTGAAGGAGTGGCCTTCGCGGAGTTGTACAGTCGATATGTTGAGAGGCTTTATTTACACTCTTCGTTTGAGAGAAGGGTTTGATCCCGATGTTATCATTGTTGACTACGCCGATCTGATGCGTCCAGAGGTCGCTTATGCGAGAGCAGAGACACGACATCAGCTTGGGTCGATTTACGAGACGCTTCGAGGACTCGCAATGGAGTTGGACAAGCCTATTTGGACGGCATCTCAAACGAATCGTTCTGGGCTGTCAAAGCCGATTATAACGGTGCTTGACATCGCTGAGAGTTTTGAGAAGGCGATGGTAGCGGACGTTGTTCTTGCCATCTGTCGTACGACGCGAGAGAGAAGGATCAACGAAGGGCGATTCTTTCTGGCGAAGAATCGTGATAACATTAGTGAGGTGACCATCCCGTTCAAAGAGGATTTGGCTTCAAACAGATTTTGGGAGATACAGGGAGGAACGATTCCGCAGGAGGAGTTCGAACGAATGCAGCAGAGGTGGGAAGAAGGAGAAGTTGATGTCTGACGGAGAAGTCTTCGCTTGTCGGGTACGACGTACAGGTATGTGGATTGAGCATGATGTAGCTTCAGTAGTGACAAGGGAAGCAGAGGGATGTGTAATGGAGGAGATTGATCTTGGTGTTGTAGTTACGGTAGGACTTCGGCTAGTTTTTCAATCCGACTCTGATTCGTCTCCTTCTGTTACGGTAGAGGAGGTTGTTGATTTTTTGGTGAAGAACGGTTGGACGGAGAGGGAAAGAGAGGTGAGCGCAGTCTACGGCGACAATTTAGTTTCTGTGGAAATGAAGTTCTCTCGGCGGTTTCCGTCGGATTTTCCTTGTTTGGAAGAAGTTTTAGATCGCACTTTCGGGTGTTTTGGAGCTTAGATTGTTAAAAAATTTCCGAAAGATTTCGCAGAATTATAATAAAAATAATGGAAGGAAGGAAGATGAACTCAGAAAATTTCGCGGTTGGTAGAGAGGAGTTCGGACCCTTCCAAAGAGATACATTGAAGGGAGTCGGGCTTCCTTTATTCCCCGGTTTTCGACACTTGTTGCCTCCCCTGACTCCCTTCATTCTTTCCTCCATGAGAGGAGCCGCCTTGTGAGCAGATTGCCGAGGCCATCAGACTTGATTAAGAAGCAATTTGATGGGGTTGAGAATCGTCAGCAAGGGACAACACGTCCTACTGAGCGTTGCGAGCAGAAGAAATGCAAGTTGTACGGAAAACTTCCAGTTCCGGCTTCGATTCCAATCAAAGACGCTGAGCTGGTTTGCTTGGGGGAAGCTCCTGGACAGTTCGAGGACATAAAAGGAATTCCGTTTGTCGGACAATCGGGGCAGTTGTTGCGTAGGGAGCTGAGAGTGTTGGGGCTTGACGACACACAGATTTGTTTCACCAACGTTGTACATTGTCGACCGCCAGGTAATGCTGACCCTGATCCGGCCACTCAAAGCTACTGTATGGAGCAGCACAAGGAAGAGTGGGAGGAGTTGCTCAATCATAAAGTGGTTATCGTTTTGGGAGGGATAGCGGCCAAGGCGGTGGCTGGGGCACGTTCGATTGGGAGCGTAAGAGGGACAGTAAAAAAGATAGGCGACTCAGTCTTTCTTTTTCTGTGGCATCCCAGCTATGTTTGTCGTTCTCCAAATGCCATACATCAGTGGAGAAGAGAGCTTCGACAGGTGCTCAAACTTCTCTCGCGTGGAGCGCCTACTCGGGATAGCATCCCTTTTACTGTGGTGAAGACTTGTCGTGAGTTAGACGAGTTTATATCTCTTGCTCGAGACGCTGAGTGGCTTGCGTTCGATCTTGAGACAACGGGCTTGGATCCGTGGGAATCGGGCGCAAGGATACTTTGTATGTCGATTGCGACTGAAAGTGAGTGTTGTGTGATTCCGCTGGAGCATCGAGAAGCTCCTGAGTTTTGTAGCTCCAATCTTTTGGTGAGCAAGCTTCAGCATCTGTTTAACGGCAAAGCAAAGAAGGTGGCGATAAACGCCAAGTTCGATATGCTTTGGCTGCGTGTGAAGTACGGAGTGAGGGTTGAGGGCTTCTACATTGACCCTCAGGCAGCACAACACTTGTTGAATGAGGGAGTTCAGCAGTCGACGGCGTTGAAGTCTTTGGTGTGGCAGTACTTTCCTGAAGAGGGGGGCTACGAGGAAGATTTGATCGGCGGTGACTACTCTAATTTAGAGGAGAAAGACACAGAAAAGCTTTTTAAGTACTGTGCTCTTGATTCCATTTTTGCGTTGAGGCTGGTTTCCGAAGTTGAAGAGAAGTTGAAAGAGAAGGGCATGATGTTTCTCTACAGAGAGATTATGAACCCTACGATTTCTACACTGACAGACATAGAAGTGAACGGCCTTTGTCTTGATTTTGGGGTGTTGGACGCAAAGCAGAGAGAGCTTCAAGCGAGAGTGGATTCGTTGCTTCGTCAACTTAGGGCCGATCCCATGATTGAGGATGACGAAAGGGAGACGTTTTCGTTTAACTCTCTTCCCCAACTGAAGAAGGTGTTGATTGACAGGTATCATATGCCTGTTATTTCGAGAACGGCTCGGGGGCAGCCGCAACTTACAGCTGACATACTTGAGAATTACGCGTCGAGGGGTTGCGATTTTGCGAGAAGGCTGATTGAGTATCGTAGGACGGTGAAGACGCTAAATACTTATCTGAAGAATTTCGCAGAGAAGAATGTCGACGGGTTGGTGCATGGAAGCTACGGCTTCTTCACCTCAGGTGGGAGACTTAACTCTTCGAACCCCAACATGCAGAATTTACCGTATGAAGTCAGAGATTGTTTTCGCTCTCGATTTGAGGGAGGAAAGCTTGTACAACTTGACTTCTCTCAAATGGAGATGGCGGTAATGGCTTATGCAAGCGGAGACCCTCAACTTAAGGCGGCGTTTGAGGCGGGACGTGATATACATGCTGAAACGGCGGCGCGAATCAAGTCGATCAGAGAGGGCAGAGAATACAAAGCAGAGGAGATGGAGGGGACGGAAGAGAGAAGAATCGCAAAAGCGGTGAACTTTGCGTTGATTTACGGTGGGTCACCATATACGGTACAGGAGTCAACAGGAATTTCTTTGGCGGACGCGGAAGAGTTTATGTCGCACTACTTTAGAGTCTTTAGAGGAGTGCGTGCGTATCAGGACGGCATTAGAAATCGGATTCGAGCCGGTAATAAGGTGATCGAGAACTTCTTTGGGAGGCGACGCAACTTACAGGGCTACGAAGAGGCGGACGCTATTCGGAAAGCATTCAATTTCCCGATTCAGTCGACAGCATCGGACTTGAATTTGATTGTGCTTAATGAGATCGCTGAGTACTTGCGAGTCAATGGTTTGAAGTCGTTGCTGGTAGCGACTGTGCATGACTCGATAGTCGTTGATGCGCCTCCTGAGGAGGTCGAAGAAATCGTGCAGCTTATGAAGCAGGCTCCCGAATCTCTTCAGTTTGACTTTATGTCGTTTCCGTTGCGGGTCGATATTTCGATTGGTGAGAGGTGGGGGAGTCTGGAGGAGGTCGAATTTCATGGATGAGAAAGAAAAGCTTTCGTTGCGAGTGCTGTTGAACTTGCTCAGTGAAATGGAGCAGGAGACACAGCAGTTTCGGGAGTCGGTGCGCACGACGCTGACGGCGGTACAACGACGGTTGATGGCGAGATTGGAAAGAGGAAGCTTCTTCTGAGTTGAGGATGTTGGAAGAGAAAGTGCGAAAGCTCACCCAGCTTTTGCATGTGAAAGACAAGCAGTTGAAGGAGCTTGAGATAGCGATGCTAAGAAAGGTCGACAAGCCCTGGTTTGGTGGGGGAATTGGATGAGCGAAGACGATTTGGAAAGAGGACAGAGAGTTCAAATCTGGGATATGAGCTACTCAAAGCCCGTTCTTCTTGGAGTCGGGACGGTCATTGAGATCGCTCGTCCGATGACGAATCCGAAGAAGAGAACTGTCTTTGTCTATTCGCACAGTCTGCGGCGTGTTTTCTACGGTGATCGGTACGATTTCGTCCCCGAGAAGTCTGAGAAGGGAGCGTCTAAATGAAGGATTTGCGCTTTTTGGAGTGCTTGACGGAAGTTCATCCGACAGCAAAGATTCAAGACCTTATTTTGCCCGATGTTGTCATGACAGAATGTGAGGAGTTCATTGAGGAGCAGCATAAGTCGGGGCTGCTCCGGGCGAAGAATCTTGAGCCGAGACACCGGGTGTTGCTCACAGGTTCGTCGGGAAACGGAAAGACCTTATTGGCAGAGGCGATTGCGTCTGAGTTGCTTTTGCCGCTTTTTGTTGTTCGATACGAAGCTGTGTTGGCAGACTCTTTTGAGGAGAGCGTTGTTAGGTTGGCGCGACTGTTCGAGCAAGTCAGAACACGACGATGTGTTCTGTTCTTTGATGAATTTGACGTTGTTGCGAGAGACAGAGACGTTGTGGGCTTTTTGTTGCTTCAGGTCGATACACTTCCAAGCTATGTGGTAGTCATTGCCGCAACAACTCGTT